CCTCCCCACGCTGTCTTCAACGAGAACCTCATGCGCCTCGTGGACTACGAGGGGTTCTGGGTCATCGCCGCCACCTCTGTCGATGGCATGGGCTGGACTTACGAGCTGCTCTGGGAGCGCGCCGCTGCCTACATCGAGAGGATGAAGAAGCCCGACCAGGACCCGGAGCCCAAGGAGGGTGAGGACGCTGACATCGGGATCTTCGAGCTGTCCCAGAAGGACAACCCCTTCCTCAAGACCGCCGTCGAGAAGCGCGGGAAATACTACGTCGCGATGGACGAGAACGAGCGAAAGATCCGTGAGGAAGGCGCGTTCCTGGCCCGCTCTGGACGCATTTTCCCTACCTGGAACGTCCACGACCATGTGCTCGCGGAGCACTTCATGCCCAACGACCACTGGCGGATCTACACGAGTGTGGACTTCGGTTGGTCGAACCCGACAGCGTGGCTCTGGCACGCCGTGCACCCAGACGGGCGCGTGTACACCTTCGCGGAGCACTACAAGAGCGAGATGACCGTCGCCCAGCACGCCGAGATCGTCACGGCCAAAGAAGTCTTCATGCGCCTCGACCGAGACAAGATCCTCCGTGTCGGGGACCCCAACAACGGCAACGCGCACGTCGTGAACGGCATCAGCTACGTCTCGGAGTACGCCAACAACGGCATCTTCATCGGCACCGAGAACATCCCTCGCGACGTGCAGATCGGCATCGAGAAGATGCAGCAGTACATCCGCCTGGAGCGTCGCAACGGGTGGGGGGAGCACAAGCCTCGCTGGATGATCTCACCTAACTGCGTCAACCTCATCCGAGAGCTGAAGAAGCTCCGGCGAGCCAGCTACGACAGCGCGAAGAAGGCGTTCGACTCGAACAAGCGCGAGGAGGTCCACAAGAAGGACGACCACGCCTTTGACAGCAGCCGGTACTTCTTCACCTTCATGCCCGAGCTGGCTCCCTCCATCGAAGAGGTGATCGAGCTGAAGCAGGAGCAGGGCATCCAGCTCAACTACGAGCAGACGATGGCTATGCTCCGGGCAGATGATAGGGTAGCATTCGTAGACGACGAATCACGAGACTGGAGCACAGAGTTCCTGTCCGACGACGAATGGACTGAGGTCTGACATGAGTAACTCACGAGGCGACTTCAAGCTCGTCAAGAGCCCCGACCGCCAGCCCGCGGTGGACTTCATCACGCGCTCGGCAGAGGGACCCTTCGTGGACACGGGCGTGGACATCCGCCTGCGCTCCCAGCCGGGGATGCCTGTGGTGGTCGAGCGGCTCTACCTCTCCGTCTCGACGGTGCGATTCCTCGCAGAGGTGGCGGGGCTCTCCTTCGGGGAGAGCGAGCAGGACCGTGAGGACGTGGCTTCCTACGAGGCCCGCCTGATCGCGCAAGGCAAGCTGGACGGACTGAAGGAAGGCATCGGAGATGACCTGGCAAACGTGGCTCGTACTCTGCGTGAGTGGCTTGATGCTGCTGGTGTCCCTGCTGGTCGTGCTACTCGTTCTTAGGTTCTGTAAAGGACTCGTTGAGTCCCTTCGTCCTGTGATGCTGCGGCAGCTCGACATCGTGGACAAGACCACGGCTCTGGCGGCGAGCAAGGACGTGCAAGCCTTCCAGGCCATTCAGGTGATGGATGCGCAGCGAGTCGGCTATCCTGGTGACGACTATGATCCATCCGACGAGGCAGAAGCCCGTCGAGAGGCCGAGCGATACGGTCTTGACCCCGAGGAGCTGAGTGATGGCGACCAAGAAGCCCTCCGTGCCGCCTTCTGACACCGCGAAGGTCGCCAAGGAGGCGCTGCCTGGGCTCCCTGCTGTCGAGTCTCCTGATCCTCGGATCGACGTCAAGGGCTTCCGGGAGTCCGAAGAGGGCAAGAAGCTCGTCGCCTGGGCAGGCGAAGAGTTCAACCGCTGCCGGTCAGCTCGGATGCCGAAGCAGCGGCAGTGGTACATCAACATGAGCATGGTCTTCGGGCAGCAGTGGCTCCAGATTGCCACGGGCAACGGAGCAGCAGCGGGTCGTCTGTCCGTGCAGCAGGCCCCTCGCCACCAGCGCCGCAAGACCATCAACCGTCTCCGGTCCTTCGTCCGCACCGAGCACTCCAAGTTCCTCTCCACGCTCCCCAACATCGTCGCTGTCCCTGCCACAGCAGAGGACGAGGATGTGCGGGCTGCCTTCGCAGGCGAGCAGACGTGGACTCACTACTCGGAGATGAAGAAGTTCCGTCGCGAGTACAGTGCCGCTATCTGGTGGGCCATCATGACTGGCAACGGCTTCATCAAGACATGGTGGGACCAGAGCCGCGAGGTCGAGATGCCCAATGGGGGCGTGGACTACGGCGACATCGAGTTCCGCAAGGTCCCGCCGTTCAACCTCTTCATCCCCGAAATGCGAGAGCGCGAGATCGAGGACCAGCCCTACGTCATCGAGGCGCGCGTCCGCCCTATGTCGTGGGTAAAGTCGTTCTACAGCGAGCAGCTCAAGGACGCTGACCTGTCGCCGTCCACCAACTCGGCCAACACGATCATGGACGAGGGCTACCTCGGGCTCCAGAAATCGGGGCAGCAGCTCGACAGCGTGATCGTCTACGAGTTCTGGGTGAAGCCGGGGACGACTCCGCTGCTCCCCAAGGGCGCGTTCTTCGTCATGGTAGAGGACGTACTCGTGGACTACTTCGAGGGGCTCCCCTACGACCACAAGAACTACCCCTACACGAAGGTCGAGCACCTCTTCAACGACACCTTCTGGGCGGACTCCCCCCTCGTGGACCTCATTCCGATCCAGAAGGAGATCAACGAGGTTCGCACGGATCTCGCGGTGGCGGCTCGTCGCATGGGCAATCCGCAGCTCCTCGCGGCCCAGAACAGCATCGTGCCGGGGAAGATGACCAACGAGCCGGGTGCGATCATCCTTTACCGGCCTGGTCTTCCGGCACCGCAGCCGATGCCTCTGGCTCAGCTCCCGCAGTACGTCCTCGATCAGGAGGACCGCTCGATTCGGGACATGGAAGACATCTCCGGGCAGCATGACGTGTCCAAGGGCCAGGCACCTGCTGGCGTCACTGCGGGTACGGCGCTTCAGTACCTCGGAGAGCGCGACGACAACTACCTCACGCCTCAGTACCAGGGGATCGAGGATGCCGTCGAGAACATCGCGAAGCAGACGCTTCTGCTCTTCCAGCAGTTCGTGGACATCCAGCGCAAGATCAAGGTCGTCGGGCTCGACGGAGCGTTCGACACCCTGCTCCTCAGCGGATCGGACATCAAGAACGGCACGGACGTGCGCGTGGAGCCGGGAACCGCTGTCGGTCAGAGCCAGGCAGCCAAGCAGGCTCAGGTGATGGACCTCGTGTCTCTCGGCATCATCATGCCCGACCAGGCGCTCAAGATGCTGGAGATCGGAGGACCCCAGAAGGTGCTTGACATCGTGAACGCCGCCGAGCGCAAGGCTCAGCGCGAGAACATGAAGATGAAGGCACTCAAGGACGACCTCGGAGCTATTCAGGCGCACAACGACCAGTTCACCGAGAAGGCTCTCATGCAGGTCGGCCCGGAGATGCTGGCATCCGGGATGCCGCTCGAAGAGATCATGGCCCAGGTGCAGCAGTCCCTCCCCCCTGTCGTGGACGTGGACGATTTCGACGTGCACGAGGTGCACATCGAGACGCACAACCGCTTCCGCATGAGCCAGGAGTACGAGACCCTCCCGGATGAGGTGAAGGATCAGTTCGAGAAGCACGTCGCGTGGCATCAGCAGATGGGCGGGGCCATGATGCAGCAGCAGCTTCTCGCGCAGATGCCACCTGAGCTGGCTGACCAGGGGCAGCAGCAGCCTCCGAGTGGTAGCATGTCTCCGACAGAAGACCCTGGCCCTGCCCCGGCACCCGGCCCGATGGCCTAGGAGGCCCCAAAATGGCGAACTTCGACCGCAAGTACGACACGACCCCGCAGAACGCCTTCGCGTCCCCGCGCGGGCCGAAGATCAGCGACATGCGTACCGCTCTCGCGGCGGTGAACGGTGGCCTGAGCTACACCGCAGATCGGCTGAACGGAATGTCCGAGAACGACATGGTCTCGGCGTGCCGTATTCACAACCTCACG